AAATTGACTTCCTGTTACAAATTGTGCGTGACAATGCACAATACGAAGAGGACGAAGATCGTGAATGGATGAATGAACTTGCGAATCAAATTGAAGACCAAATTGTAAATCACCCCACCAACGTGTGACGATCTGAGAACTGGCACAAGGGGGGTTGCGATGCCCCCCGATTCCTGATACATTACATTTGTTCCTGAGAGATTCACATGACTTTCGTTGAAGGATTGGTTGCATCGGGTTATGTTCTAGATGAACAGACTTATGATGAAGGTTGTTATGTGAAGACTGATTCTGAAGGTTTCATTCACATCTACCAAATTGGTGAAGATGAGGGTGAATGGAATTATGTGAAAATGACTGAGGATTATGATGTCCTCACTGAGAAAACTTTCACTCTTAATTGATTCAATTCGTTTTTAGGAGAATCTAATGTTTGATGAACTTTGGTCTGAGATTCAAGATGCTCCTGGTGAGATCTTCGATCTTCCCGAGATGCGTGAGTTTGATGAACAGTTTGATGACATGAGTTTGACCGATTGCCTGAACTCTAACAATGACTTCTGAAATGATTAAAGAGTTCTTTACAGATTCCGAGTGGGATCTAATCTATCAACTTCTGGATACAAATCGCCAGTATGATGATGCTGAAGAGTACGCCGAAGATTACTACACTGCGCTGAGTAAGATTCGTTCACTTTTTGAGGAAACCAAATGACACCTTCCGCTCTCAACTTTACTGGTGACGCTGTAACCTATCTGGGTTTCGTAGGTGTCATCTCCACTCTCATTATCGTGGTGAGCGTGTTTCGTTCCTACTCTAAATCTCCCCTGAGAAAATGACGATGAGTGACAGTCTGAGAACTGGCACACACCCCCTTGCAGACCCCCCGATTCCGTGCCATACTAACAGTATGAAAAACACCCACCTGGAACACCCCGAAGATACCATCCTGAACGGCGACCTGTCCGTGCTGGATTGGTTCGTGACTGCTGGATCTATGTCCGTCAAGATCGACGGCGCTCCTGCTATTGTGTGGGGCATCGATCCTGCCTGCGATAAGTTCTTCGTGGGCACCAAATCTGTCTTCAACAAAGTTAAACTCAAGATCGCTCATTCTCATGAGGAAATTGACTCGCTCTATGAAGGCAATGTTGCAACTATTCTGCACGCTTGTTTTGATTACCTTCCTCGCATCGATGGGATTATTCAAGGTGATTTTATTGGGTTTGGTGGTGATAATGAGTATGCGCCGAATTCGATCACTTACCAGTTTCCGGAGGTAGTTGATCAGGAGATCATTGTTGCTCCTCACACTTACTACATTGCAGAAAATGATCTGCGTGATGCTGTAGCTTATCCGATGAACTTTATCATCACGGATACTCCCTACTGCAAAATTGTGAAACCGAATGCATACATTCTCTACAATCAGGAATCGTTCGCTGATGTGAAAGAGGTTGTAGATTTTGCCCGTCAAATGTCCACTACTGCGACCTTTGTGACTGATAAAGAAGCGGCAAAGATCAAACAGAAAATCAACGCTTGCATTCGTGCTGGTGATAACATCGCTGCTGAGGATTTCGATTGTGATCCTAATCTGATTCGTTTGTGGGCATTGGTGAAATCTATCAAAGATGATTGTTTGTTCCTCTGCCGCAATGATGGTCCTGCCGCTTATATCAACGGCAATCGAATCGATGCCGAAGGTTATGTGATGACCAATGAGTTCGGTATGTTCAAACTGGTGAATCGTGAAGTCTTTTCCTATCACAATTTCAACGCTGGGCGCTTTCAGTGTGCCAGTTGAGAGAGTGTCCACTTAACCTCCACAAGGGCGCTCCGATGCGCCATAATGACTTCAGTTCAAACGACCTCCTGATCATGCGTAAGATCGAACGCCAGATGAACCAAGCGATCATCGACAAAGTTAACTGGAAGTGTGCAAACACTGAAGTTGAGTTTATTGATGGCGTGAGTTTTGTATTCCTTCACGGGAATAAGATTGCTGAGGTTGGTGAATGTTTCGTCCGCCTGTTTGATGGCGGTTGGCAGTCTAACACCACCAAATCGCGTCTGAATGCTATTCTTAAAGAGCACGGCATTCCTGGTGAAAGTGTATTTCAAAAGCAGTTCAATTGGTTCCTTCGTTCTAAGTGGGGCAATGACTTTTCGGTGATTCCTTTCTTCTCTGGAATGCGCCTTGCCTAATCATCAGGGGAGCAAAGTTGCTCCCCTTTTTTTATACTTTTCTTTTTATTATTTCAAGGCAGGAGGAGTGGCGACCGTTTGCATCATCAGGGCGACCCTGCCCCTCCTTCGCTTGTGACCTTATCATAAGCCACCAGCAGCGCCGCAGCGACCAATCCTGTGCCACCTTGCAGACTGTCCACAATCGGTTGATCTGCCCCTTGGTTCAGGGTATTCTATGTTCATCAGGGGGGACGACCTCCTGAACAACATTTCGCCCGTGTCGAGCACGGTATTTAAAATGGGTTTCAAAACTGACGGTTCTGTTCATCACGGCGGCGTGAAGAATGAGGATCAAACGATTCAAATTCTGAATGAAATGAAAGTCTACGCTCACACTGTAGAAAAGCGTGGCGGTACAACTCAAAAGGCAGATGCTGCTGCTGGTGATAAACTGATCAGCATCAAACGCAAGGAAGGTATCAAGAATGGTTCCTTCGATTGGTTTAATACCAGTTCCTACAATGATGTGCTGAGTGATACTTTCACTCACTTTCTTTCCAACATGAAGGAGTTGCGGAACCTGCCTCAATCGCTGCGCTCCGATGAAGAGTTTGTTCTGAAAATCCGCGACAATTTCAATCAACTTTGTGAGTTGGCGTTGGATAGTCTCACCTCTGCACAGGTTGTTGAGATTCTGCAACGCGGTTTGATTGATGCTAACCGTGGTTACGATGTGGTGATCAACGACACCAAAACTTCGGAACTGTATGTATTCGGCGCTGAGCAACATCCTGCTCAGGATTACATCTCCAAAGGTTACAGTATTGTTCTCAAAGGCAACGGCAAATCTTCCCGCTCTGTTTACTTTGTAGATGCTGCTGGGAATGTGTATGATTGCGGTCTGCGTTTGCGGGTGACCAGTAACAACGGGATTAACGCTTTTCTGGGCAATAGTAAGGCAAACCGTAACAGTCAAGTTGTTATGAAGTTGCAGCAGGATAAGGTGAAGCAACTTCTGCAGTCCGTCAAGGCAGAGCGTACCAGTTACTGAACCGACCACTGGGGGGCGCGGCGCCCCCCTGACCCTCTACAATTAACTCAGTTCAAAGGAACCCCGATGTCCCGCATCAAAACCGACGACCTGACCCTGCCCCAACTGGGCATCCTGGTGGCACTGGTGATCCTGATCGCTGGTGGGTTCGTCGCTCTCAAAGCGTGGTTGCTGGTGCTGGTGCTGGGATGGTTTGGAATCACCGCTCTGGGGTTCTGGAAAGGGGTTGTGGCAGTTGCCCTACTGGACCTGCTGCTCGCTGCTGCCCGCCGCTGACCTGCTACAATTCACAAGCAACCAAGCAACCCGACCATGTCCCTGACCCGCTATCAAGTCCGCTACCAGCGCCCCTACAGCAACGCCTGGTATTCTCAGTGGTTCCCCACCCTGCAGGAGGCAGAGCGGATGGTTGCCTTCTACATCTCCTGCGGCGCCCCTGCTCACTTGGCGCCCTGACCTGATACAATGGGAACGGCAGCGCCCCAAAGACTCCGCCCCAAACCCTAACCCCTTTTTATCATGACCCGCGACCTCGCCCTGTCCCTGCTCGCTCAAGGCACCAACGGCGCCAGCATCCTGCAGATCCTGGAGACCATCACTGAAGACGTGACCCAGGCGAACATTGAAGACGCCGCCTCCCACTTCGAATCGATCCAATTCTGAAACCGTCCACCTGACCCCCTTCGGGGGGTTGGGTTGCCTGTAGGATAAGCAAGAACCAAACGACCCCCGACCTCATGACGACCGCGACCTTTAACGGCTGGGCAAACTGGGAGACCTGGAACGTCGCCCTCTGGATTCAGAATGACGAGTCCCTCTATGATGCCGCCAAGGGCTGCCGCACCTATCAGGATCTGGTTGCCCTGCTCTGGGAGTGTGGATCGAAGGAGACCCCCGACGGCTGCCGCTGGGATGACCCTAAGATCGACGGCCTGGAGATCTGTGAGATGATGTCCGATCTCTGAACCGTCACAACCCCCTGCCGATTCGGTGGGGGGTTTCCTGTAGGATTGACCCATACGAACCGAACCGATGACCCGCTACGACGTGATCTGCCCCTCCGCTCCCTGGGAGAACACCACCACCGATGAGGACCGCGCCTGGGATCTGTGCTTGTCGCTCTCTGAGGAGTTTGGTTATGCCCAGGTCCGCTGCAATGGGGTCATCATCGGAGACTACACCGAGGGGCGCTGACCCCCCGACCTGCTACAATAGTCTCATACCAAACGGACCCGAACGATGCGCCTTTCCCCAGCCACCCGCCTTGACGACCGCCAGACCATCTGGGTTGCCTACCGCAACGACGGCACCAGTTTCAACCGCCTGACCCCGCCGTCGGGAACCACCGCCGCCGTATGGTCTGCCCAGTTCGCTGAGGTCCACGCCGACGACGTGAAACCCGTTACCTTCGGGTGAGGGGTCACCCCCCCTCCCCGCGCTACAATCGATTCATCCCATCCGCCCCGTGTCGATCACGGGTCACCCCATGTCCCCCATCCTCATCAAAGACGCCCGCCGTCAGCTTGACCGCCTGGATCTGATCTGCCGTGAAGGCGGGAAGCATCGGATCTACACCTGCCCCCGTCGCCCTGAGTTGCGCCTGACCCTGCCCCATCGCGGTTCGGGTTCGCGTCCTACCCTGTCCCCTGGGTTGACTCATGCCTTCCATAAGTTTGTGGGGGCAGTCGCTGCCTAATTCGTTCGTGGGCAGTTCGTGGATGGGCAGTGTATGGTATAACGTTAACGTTATGCCCGCCCGCCGTGCCCCGTATAAAAAGTTTAAACTACCCTAACCTACAACGAACCAAAAAGGCGATCGAAATATCACATCAAATAAAAAAATTTTTGGGTGGATATCCGCCGTATACCCTTCTCGAAAAGTCTTATATATAATGGGAAAAATATTTGAGGCTGCCTCAAAAAAATCGCGGCAAAAATTTTTGGGTATATGGATTTCATGCAGAGCACGTATAATATTTCCGCAAAGGGAAAGATTATTTTTAAGGATCTAAATGAAGAAGAATTCCAGAAAACCTGGAAGGAGCTCAATAATTTGGTTTCGATATATACGGATATTGATCGAGAGGACCTCACATATAAAATCGAAGTCTCTTGACGAATTCTACAAAAAACTGTAAAATTGATCTGAAAGTTAGTAAAACTCATGGCAAAAGGATTCACTGTTAAGACTGTTGCACCGAAGGCACAAACCCCAGAAAAAGAGTGGGACTACGATGCAATTAAAGCAAGAATGCGTGGTAAAGGAATTGTATTCTGTTTACCTGGGCGAGGTTGCTCATTTCTCTTCCTGAAAAATTTCGTGCAACTTTGTTTTGATCTCGTCCAGAACGGGATGAGCATTCAAATTTCTCAAGACTATTCGTCGATGGTTAACTTTGCTCGATGCAAATGCTTAGGAGCAAATGTTCTCCGTGGACCAAAGCAAGTACCCTGGGACGGCAAACTTCCCTACGATTATCAACTGTGGATTGATAGTGATATCGTATTCAATACAGAAATGTTCTGGCAACTCTGTGATATGTCTCTGCCTGCAGAAGGTGAGGAGCGTCCTATCTCTGCTGGATGGTATTGTACAGAGGATGGGCACACGACCTCAGTGGCTCACTGGTTAGAAGAAGATGATTTCCGTTCGAACGGTGGCGTTATGAATCACGAAACTCTTGAGACAATGAGCAAGCGCCGCAAGCCTTTCACTGTCGATTACACTGGTTTCGGTTGGGTACTGATTAAGAAGGGTGTTTTTGAAAATCTCGAATACCCCTGGTTTGCACCTAAGATGCAAGTCTTCGAGTCCGGCAATGTACAAGACATGTGTGGCGAGGATGTCTCATTCTGTCTAGATGCGAAGGACGCTGGCTTTGAAATCTGGTGTGATCCTCGTATTCGTGTTGGTCACGAAAAGACTAGAATCATCTGATGTTTAATATTCTCTACGATGGGCGCAAAATATATCAGAACCTCTCTTATGAAGAGTGTTCTGATATACTGCAAGAATTAGCAGAGAAATATTATGAAGACGATACTTACAATCCTGAACTTATTGAACTGGAGGCATTATAATGGCTAAAAGGCCCTCTCTTACGAACAAAATCGTTATTGAATCAAAACCGAAGAAAAGCCGGCAGGGAGCTGGTAAACATACTAAATATTCAGCAAGCAGCCGTAATGGCGCCGGTAAACGTTACAGAGGTCAAGGAAAATGACTAGTTTCAAATGGGAAGCTGGATTCGGAGGAACAATTGAAGAAGAAACTTCTTCAGAAACTCCTGCGGAAGAAACTCCTCCTACTGAAGAAGTACCACCTTCAGAACCTGCATAATGATTTTTTGAGCGTTTGGTATACCCGAACGCTTTTTTTGTATCAAAGTAATTTAAGTAAAACTCATGTCTTATAGAGATTATCAGCAAAGCGGACATTATGTTGCACAGCACTTAGAATCTGCCGGAATTTCTCAATTATATCAAAACGTTATGATTGGAGATATTCCTCTTCCTGCAGAATTTAATTCAGAGCAACCACCTGAGATTGTTACCGAAGCTCCTAAAAAGACAACTCGTAAGAGAACAACAAACCCCAAAGCATAAAACGCTATGGATTCCGATCTAGAATGGAATTCTATACATTCAGAAGACCTTTGGATATACAATAAGTTATATCTAAGTTTGAGATTGGGATATCATTGTGGTCCTGTTGGAGTATCTGTAAAAAAACCTGGACATTATATTGTAAGACCTTCGTTTAATTTGCTTGGAATGGGTCGCCATGCACGTATTGAATGGATAGAAAACTCTACTGATCATTTCCATCCATCAGAATTTTGGTGTGAGATCTTTGAAGGAGATCATATTAGTGTTGATTATCATTATCAACAACAAGAATTAACAGTATTAGGTGAAAGACATACAGAAAATCCACTGTATAAGTGGAAAAAATGGTCAAGGATCGATAAAAAAATAAAATTTCCTTCAATTCTATCTGCATTGAAGGGGGATTATGAATGGATTAATTGTGAATTCATTGGTAATCAACTCATTGAAGTTCATTTTAGGCAAAATCCAGACTTTAGATATGGAAATTCAGTCGCAATTCCAGTTTGGAATGATGAAGTTGTTAAAGATAATTCAAATTTACTATTTGTGGAAGATAGTGATTACCTAAGAAAAGGATTTTTGATTGATATCACGGGATAGGAACCCCGTAAAAAGTTCTGATTTACCAAATCAGGAGAACAACATGGAAAAAACTGGATTACTCAGAGAAATTTCTGAGGACGATATGACTCCCAAAAAGCATAACTTCGAAGTTCAAAATGAAATTCATGAAAGAATTAGAAATGATGAAGATTATGACGATTGGGAATATGGAACTGAACCAATTTATCAGAAAAAAATCCTAAAAGAATAGTAATAAATAAGTTAGAATTATAATAAAAACTTCATAGTAAATGCCTCTAGAGAGAATTAGTCAATCTTTTAAAGATACAAGTTTATCATTTCAGTCTAATCCACTGAGTAGAGATCTTGTAGCTTTAAAAAATGAAAATGCAATTTCTAGAGCATTGAGAAATTTGGTCTTTACTCAACGTGGAGAAAGATTTTTTGATCCCTTTTACGGAACAAACGTACAAAAACTACTCTTTGATAATTTAGACTACATTACTGCTTCATCAATCAAAGATGAAATCACTCAGGCAATTAATAATTATGAACCAAGAGTAGTTTTAAATTCGGTAGAGGTGAATCCAAATTATGATCAAAATCAATTTGACATTATTGTAAGTTATAGAATTGTTGGAATTGATGTACCTGCTCAGCAATTATCATTCGCATTACTACCCACCAGATAAATGCCTCTAGTAAATTTTACAAATCTAGATTTTGATCAGATCAAAGTCAGTCTTAGGGATTACCTAAAAGCTAACTCTAATTTTACTGACTATGATTTTGATGGATCTAATTTGTCGGCAATTTTAGAACTATTAGCATATAACACATATATTAATTCTTATAATGCAAACATGCTCAGTAATGAGGTGTTTATTGATAGTGCGACTCTAAGAGAAAATATTGTAGCACTTGCTAGAAATATTGGATATATTCCAAGATCAGCTAAATCATCAAAAGCAACAGTAAGTTTTTTTATTGATACTACAGATATCAATTTGGGTTTAAAACCCCTTACAATGACTTTAAAAAAAGGTCTTGCATTTACTTCGGATAATTTTTTTGGTGATAATTATGCATTTTCAATTCCACATGATATCACAGTACCTGTAATCAATAATACTGCAAGTTTTGATGAGATTGATATCTATGAGGGATCTTATTTAACTTCAACTTTTACTTATGATATCAATAATGATAATCAAAGATTTATTCTTGATAATGCAAATATTGATATTAACTTAATAAATGTTTTGGTAAGAGATACTAAAGATAGTTCTGTTACTAGAAAGTTTAAGGTAGTAGACAATCTTTTTGGTGTTACTGGCGAATCTAGAGTTTGTTTTATTCAAGAGATTGAAGATCAAAGATATGAGTTGATCTTTGGAGATGGAATATTTGGAAAAAAATTAGAAAAAGGAAATTATATTGAAGTATCATACAATGTAACTAATGGGGAACGTGGTAATGGGATTTCAAATTTCAACTATAATGGAAGAATAGTTGATAATAACGGAAATATTATCACAAGCGGATTTTCAATTATTCAAACACTTTCTCCAACTCAAGGAGGATCTGAAATTGAATCTGTAGCATCTATTAGAAAATATGCTCCCAGAATATATTCTGCACAAAATAGAGCAGTAACTGCTGCTGATTATGAAGCAATTATTCCAAAAATTTATAAAGATACTGAATCGGTTTCAACTTTTGGTGGAGAAGATTTAAATCCTCCACAGTACGGTAAAGTTTTTATTGTAATCAAACCAAAATCTGGTAATTATCTAGCAAATAGTATTAAAGAAAATATCAAGAATCAACTTAAAAAATACAATGTCGCTGGAATTGTAACTGAAATTATAGATTTAAAATACATCTATGTTGAAGTATATTCAACTGTTAATTATAACTCAAATTTTGCTCAGAGTTCTGAATATGTTTCATCTCTTGTTCATGAGAACGTAACAAAATATGCAAAATCATCTGAATTAAATAAGTATGGCGCTAAGTTTAAATACAGTAAGTTCTTAAAAATTATTGATGAAAGTCATGAATCAATTACATCCAATATTACCAAAGTTGAGATGAGAAGAGATCTTAGAGCTGCTATTGATAAATTTGCCGAATATGAAATTTGTTACGGAAATCAAATTCACATTAAAGATTGTGATGGATTCAATATTAGATCTTCTGGATTTAAAGTATCTGGAATCGTTGATACAGTTTACCTTGCAGATCTTCCAAACGCTAATAAAAAGAAAGGAACAATTTTCTTATTTAAAATAAACTCTTCAAAGGGTTATTCAATTGTAAGAAAATCAGTTGGAAGTATTGATTATATAAAGGGAGAAATTAAAATTAAACCGATTAAGATTACGTCAACTAGTAAATTTAAAGGAGACAACGTTATAGAAATATCTACTATTCCTGAATCTGATGATGTAATTGGAAAACAGGATCTTTATCTTCAACTAGATATTAATAACAGTATATTTACTGTTATTCCTGATGATATTTCTTCTGGTTTAGATCCCGCTGGATCTAATTATTATAATAAAAATTCTAATTTACTTTCCAGTTACATCAACGTAGGACTAATAAGAGCGTAATAATATGATCAATTCAAAAGTTAAAGTTAGCACTATTTTAGAATCTCAACTTCCTTTATTTGTAAGAGAAGAATTTCCTCTTGCAACAGAATTTTTATCACAGTATTATGATTCTATAGAATTTCAAGGGGCTGCTTCTGACTTATTGAACAACATTGATCAATACGTTAAAGTTAATAATTTAACATCGTTAGTTAAAAAAACAACAACTTCTGAAGATATTGAGTCATATTCAACAACAATCTTAGTAGATTCTACAAAAGGATTTACTGAAGATTATGGATTATTAAAAATTGATGATGAATTAATCACTTATACTGGAATTACTACAAATTCTTTTACTGGATGTATTCGAGGATTTAGTGGAATTACCTCATATAGAAGTCCTAATGATCCAGAAAATTTAGTTTTCAAAGAATCAATTTCAACATCTCACCAAAAAGGGTCTACGGTTAACAACCTCAGTATTTTATTTTTAGAAGAATTTTTAACAAAAGTAAAAAAACAATTTACTCCAGGATTTGATGGTAGGCAACTTGATGAAGATTTGAACCAAAATGTTTTTATCAAACATGCTAGAGATTTTTATTCAGCAAAAGGCACTGACGAATCGTTCAAAATTTTATTTAAAGCTTTATATGGTGAAAATGTTAACATTATAAAGCCAAGAGATTATGTATTTCAAACATCAGATGCTCGTTATATTGTAACAAAAGACCTTGTAGTTGAAGCAATATTGGGGGATCCTTTAAAATTAGTCAATAAAACTTTAAATCAAGATAAAACAGATTACTCTCCTTTTGGATACGGATCAATTTCCGCAGTTGAACAAATTACAAGGGATAATAGAGATTATTATATTGTTAAACTTGATTATGAAAACGATAAGGATATCACTCTAAAAGGGTCTATATACGGCGAATTTTCAATTCACCCCAAGACATTCGTTATCAATACGGAAGACCTTGCAGAGGGTTCTACGGTCCTCTCTGTGGATTCTACAGTAGGGTTTCCAAACTCAGGAACAATCATTTTAAAAACATATTATTATACAAATAATGAAGTTAGTGCTATTGAAGAAATTCCTATTTCTTATGGAAGAAAAACAATTAATGAATTTTTGGATTGCTCAGGAATTCCACAAATTTTAAAAACAAATGTATATGAAGTTAGAATTGATGATTATGCATATGGTTACGACGATGATGGAAATATAATCAAAGTCAGAGTTTCTGGAGTTATTTCTGATTTAGATATTCCATCAAAACTATCATCATGTTTTAAAGGAGATAATATTAATGTTATTACTTTAGGAAAAAAAGGAACTACCACTAAGGAAAATGATTGGGTATATAATATTACAAACACATATAATGTAAAATCAATATCTTTGAATAGTTCTGATGGAATTTCAAATCAGTCATATTTGATTACAACTTATGATAGCCATATTATTACTAGATTTGACTCTATTATTTTAGAATCTCAAAATGGAAAAATAATCACAGGAAAAGTAACTAAAGTTCCCAAAGATAATCAACTGATTGTTTCCAATACGGGATCTATTGATACTACATTATCATACACTATTACTAAGCAGTTATCTAGACCTAGAGTTGCAAATTATCCCGAAGCAAATTCATATAACGCAAATATTCAAAATGTTTATTTTGATTTAGACAACAAGGATTCTCTTTATGTGGCTGCAGGTTCACTTCCAAATTATGAAGAAACTTTAGACTTAAGAGATTTTTCAAAGACATTTAATGCGAATTTAAATGAAAGTGAGGAGATTGTTTTTGAGTCTAAGCATTCATTTTATACTGGTGATGGTGTAGTTTATATTCCAGGATCTGAAGATAATAAATTGAATATATCCGAAGGAGTTTATTTTGTAAAGAAAATAAATGATTATACAATTAAACTTGCTAGAAGTAGATCAAATATTAATACTGAAGAATTTTTAAGTATCACAGGCATTACTACAGGAAACGTAAATAAATTTGAATACTTTGATTTTGCGTATCAAAAATTAGATCCACAAAATTTAATTAGAAAAATATCAAAACCAAATGACGATTCTGGAACTTATCCAACTCCTTCAGGATTTGTCGGCATTCTTAAGAATGGCGTTGAAATTTTAAACTATAAATCTAAAGATTTCATTTATTACGGATCAATTGATTCAGTATCAGTTTTATCTCCAGGAAGTGGATATGATATTATAAATCCACCAGTTTTGTCTATATCTGATGAAGTTGGTGCCGGATGTACGGGATTTTGTGCTGTAACAGGAAATCTTTCTAGAATTGAAATTGTTGATGGTGGATTTGATTATCTAGAAAATCCAACTATCAAAATTAGTGGAGGAAATGGAAGAGGAGCAAGAGTAGAACCTCATTTAGTATCAGTTGATCATGTGGTTGAATTTAATTCAACAAAAGTTGGTGGAGCAGTTGATACTGCGAATAGTATTATTGGATTTTCATCTGCTCACAGATTTAGAGATGGTGAAAAGATTTTCTATAAGACATATGGACAACAAGGTCTTGTTGGATTATCTACAGATTCTGGATATTATGTTTCTGTTTTATCTCCAACTCAAATAAAACTTTATGAAACAAGAAATGATGCTTTACTGAAATCTGATAATTGGATAGGAATTGGAACAACTGGATATGGTGTTGGAAAACATGCATTTAAAGCTCAAGTTAAGAAAAAAATTCTTGGGTCTGTAAGAGTAATAAGTCCAGGAATAAATTACCAAAATAGGCAGACAGCAGTTAATTTAGATGATACTAGAGGATTGAATTCAATTGATCTAGCAACATCTTCCATTAAAATTCTAAATCATGGATATTCCACTGGAGAAAAAATTATATATTCTTCAACAGGATCATTTATTGGAGGATTATCTAATGAAATTTATTACGTAACAAAAATTGATAGGGATAGATTTAAATTATCTTCAGTTGGTATTGGTAGTATAACGGATGATTATTACTTTAAATCAAAAAAATATATTGAATTTTATTCTGAAGGTTCTGGAACTCATTTGTTCAATTATCCACCAATTTCAGTTTCGATTTATGGTAGATTGGGAATTGGAACTACATCGGACAATTCATACCAAGCAACTCTTCAATCAATTTTTAGAGGATCAATTTCTGCTATAAATTTAGCAAATTCGGGAAGTTCTTATGGATCTCCAGAAATTATTAATTTTAGTAGACAACCATCATTTAAATTGTTAAATGGAAATGGAGCTTCTTTAATTCCTATTGTAGTTGATGGAAGAATAAAAGAAGTTCTTATAAACTATTCTGGAATTAATTACAATAGTCCTCCAAATTTAGTTGTAGAAGGATCTGGATCTGGTGCAATATTAGTTCCAATTGTTGAGAATGGATCTTTAGTTGATGTTAAAGTTGTTAATGGTGGATATGGATATGAATCTTCAAATACAAAAATTTTAGTATTTTCTCCAGGAGAAGGTGCAGAATTTTCTGCAAAAATCAAACCATGGAACATTAATATTTTTGAAAGATTGAATGATTCCAAACAATTAGTTGCCGATGATGGAGTTATTGCTAGTGGAATAAATCCATCATATGGATTAGAATATTCTCATGTTTATGCTCCACGTTCACTAAGAAAAATCCTTAATGCTGTTACTATTAGTGAACAAGGTTCAAACAGTTATAGACCAGATATTGAATCGGATAGTGATGTTGTATTAAAATACCATTCTCCAATTATTGGATGGGCTTACGATGGAAATCCAATATATGGTCCATATGGATTTGCTGCATCTAATAGTGGAACAGTTATAAGAATGAAATCTGGGTATATTTTAAATTTAAATCCAGATAGACCATCAGGATTTAGACCTGGATTTTTTGTTGAAGATTATGTTTATAATGCAACTTCTGGATATGATGATCAATATCTAGATGAATATAATGGTAGATATTGTGCAACTCCAGAATATCCAAATGGCGTATATGCATATTTTGCAACAATTTTTGATGAAAATTTGGATACTGATGGACCATTCAAAAATCAAAGAAAGCCAATATTCCCATACTTGATTGGAAATTATTTCAAATCAAAACCAAATGATTTTAACTTTAAAACAAGTTCTAATCAAAATGATATTGACCTGAATCAAAAAAATTGGGTTCGCAATACATTCTCTTATAACTTCGAATCTCCTGATACAAATTATAAGTTTTTAATTAATCCTACAAAATTTTCTTCAAGGCAAAATTCTATTGTAAAGAGTACGTCTCAAGGAAAAGTTACTGAGATAGAAATTATTAGTGGTGGAGATAAGTATCAATCTCAAGATCAAATCATTTTTAATAATGAAAATACTGGAGGAACGAATGCCTTTGCTAGAGTTTCCTTAATTGATGGAGTAGGAATTTCTAGTGTTAGTGTAGCATCGAGTACCATTTCATATGCACAATTTATCCAATATGGAAAGAAAGGTCAGTTTGTTGCAATATCTACAAATCAGAATAACTATTCCCTAGGAGAATCTTTTGTTATTTCTGGATTGAGCACTGATGAAACTCACTTAAGAGGATCATTTAAATCAATTATTAAAGAAAATTCATTATCATTAAAAATTGGTATTGGAAGTATAGGAGTTACTGGTATAGTTACCAGTTTAACTGTTGGTGGGTCATTGTCTTTCCCATCATTGATGGAAAATGATGTTCTTCAAATAGAAGATGAACTAGTAAAAGTTTTAAATATTGATGAATTAAATTCAACAATTAGAGTTTTAAGAGGATATAAAAATACAGTTTCTGTAGCACATAGTTCTTTAACCACTCTTACAGAAAAACCAAGAAAATTATACTTTGATGCTGGATTTACAACTTCATTCGAATATCAAATAGATAGAGAATATTATTTTAATCCTATTGAATCTGTTGGATTAGGAACTACAGCAGGAGTTGGTATATCATCAGCATTGGTAGTAGGAATTCAAAATTTAAATTCTGAAGTGGGAATTGCTACTAGCAGTAAAACCCAATTATACTTTAAAAATAGTGAAGAAGTATCAAGATATTTTACTGGTGGATATATTGGTATTGTTAGTACTACTACTTCCACAGGAGTTTCTTCTACAGGATTCCATAAATCTCATGTAGAAGTTTTATCTGTTGGAAGCACTTCAATAACGATTAATTTCAATACAACTTCTCTTCAAGGAATTGGAGTTACTGCATATATTTCTAAAGAAAAGATTGTTAAAATTCCAACCAAAACAATTTATTTACCAAATCATGGACTGAAGACTGGAACAAAATTAATTTACAATTCTAATGGGGGTACAGGATTATTCGTTTCTACTGACGGTAAAAATAATTTTGTTTCTCTAGGTTCATTTGATAATTTGTATGCAATTTCAATCAATAATGATATTATTGGAATTTCTACGAGAGTAGTTGGATATGGATCTACCGGAGTTATTGCTGGATTAGGATCCACTGCAATAACAAATACCTTATATTTTACGGGTATTGGAACTGGATCTTATCATAGTTTTAAAACAAAGTATGAAAATGTTGTTACGGGAGATCTAAACACAAACAGAGTTACTGTTTCAGCAGCTCAGACTCATGGATTACAGGTAGGAGATTCCGTAGTTGCAAATATTATTCCTTCAGATATAAAAACAATATCAGTTTCTTACAATCCAATAAAAAGAAGGTTAGTTGTAGATCCAAAAACATTCACGGAATCAAATGTTGATTTAGTAAACAATACTATAACTATCAATAATCATGGATATTTTACTGGACAGAAAGTAATATATGTTTCAGCATCTGGATCAATATCGGGATTAACAAATAATCAATATTATTATGTCGTAGTATTTGATTCAAATAAATTTAAATTATCTGAAAGTTTATATGATTCAACTCAAAAAATTCCTACTGTTGTTGATTTAACGTCAGCTTCTATTGGTTCTGTTGGGATAATTTATCAAGTTAATCCCCCAATTATTGCATATGGTAATCAAACACTAGTATTTGATTTATCTGATGGTTCTCTAGCAAGTAATTTTAAACCATCATTTACTTTTGAATTTTATAAAGATAAAAACTTTAAGCATGTTTTTAGATCTGATGAACTAGATACTTTCTTTGAGGTTAAAAAATCTGGTCTGATAGGAGTTACACCAACAGCTAACGTATCTATAACTCTAAATTCAAGTTTATCTAAAAAGATTTTTTATAATTTAAAGCCCGTTAATTTATTAACAACTCCAAAAATTCAAAGAGAAATTGCCTCTGATAATGAAGTTTTTAACAAAAATTCTGTAGAAATTGTTGAAAGTCTTTATAATGGAAAGAAAACTATTATTGGTATAACTACAAATACATTCCAATATTCATTACCAAGTAGACCAGAAAAAACATATTATCAAAATAATATAGATTCTATATGCAAATATCAAACAAATTCTCCTCATGCATATGGACCAATAAGTTCTATAGATTTGAAGAGTGGTGGAAACAACTATAAAGTCATTCCTGGTATTTCTACAGTTATTTCGGATTATGGTTCAGGTGCTATATTGCATGTAAATAGCACTGAAATTGGTAAAATTAAAAAAATTGAACTTAAAAATATTGGATTTGATTATCCATCAGATAAAACTTTAAGTCCTAGTGTAAAATTACCTCAAATTTTAAAGGTTAGCACATTATCAATAATTGATAAAATTACAGTATCTTATGTTGGAAAATATTATCTAACTAGTCCAAAATTAATTGCGCTTGATGGCATAACAAGAGAAAAAATTAATGATTTGGAAATTGATTATAAAATTGGTGAACCAGAAGCTTATGTAGTTAAAAATACTGAGGGAATTAATGATGTAGTTCCAATTATTATACCAACAAATAATTCTAATGGAATTAGAATTAACAATATCAGTTTTGATATTGTTAGTGGAGTTGCAACTGCAGGATTAGCAGTAAGTTATAGTAATCCTGAAGATTTCCCATTTAGTGTAGGTGATAGAATTTTTGTTGAGCATACTAATATTAATTCAACTTATGGTGGATTGGGATATAATTCAAAAGACTATGGATATAAATTGTTTACAATTGTATCAACTGATCCAAATATTGGAGGAGAAAATGGTTCTGTAACATATGATATGAGTGAATATATTGGCGAAAGTTATCCTGGAGTATATGATAAAATTAATTCTGTAGGTACTATAGTTCCAGAATCATATTTCCCATCTTTCAATGTTACTTTGAAGCAAAGATCTTTTATTGAAGGAGAAAATATTGTATATGGTGATAACGAAGCACTTGTTGAAAAATGGTATGAATTAAACAGATATCTTAAAGTTTCTACTGATCAATCTGTTGCTGTAGGAGATTTAATAGTAGGAAAATCTTCAAAAACAAAAGCTAAAGTTTTAAACGTAGAAACTTCCGATTCTCAATACAATATTTCTTCTAACAGTGTAGTATATTCTGGATTTGATAGAAAAACTGGATTCCTAAATGAAAATTCTCAAAGAATTCATGATAATGATTACTATCAATATTTCTCATATTCAATTAATTCCAAAGTTCCTTTAAATGTTTGGGAAGAACCAGTAACATCATTAAATCATATTTCTGGATTTAAAAAATTCAGTGATTTAACACTGGAATCTATTCCCTCAGGAAAAGATAATCATGCCGATGATGATACTTTTGTTGGAATTAAAACTGATCAAGATCAAGGGTCTTTTTATGGAATTAATGATATTACTAGATTTGTAGATTTAAATTGTGTAACTGACTTTGATTTGGTAACAGAAACATCTGTAGAAGTTGATGGAGACTTGGTATCGGAAAAAGTTATTTTTGATAGCAGAGTTCTCCAAGATTATTCAGAATCGATTTCTAACAGAGTTTTAGAAATAGATGATATAAGTGATCAATTTATAAATCATTTACCAAGAACTTATGTTGAGGTTGATGAATTTATTCTTAGCGAAATTCCTTCTAAAAAATATTTTGCATTTATAAAAGATACTAGATTTAAAGAAATTAGACAAGTGGTTAATATTTCTTTACTTCAAGATCAATATAAATCATATTTAAATGAATATGGAAAACTTTATACAGTAGATGATCTTGGATCATTTGATTTTAATTATTCGGATGTGCATCCAGAACAAGGAATCTTAAGTTTTTATCCCACTCATACTAATTTAAATTCATACACAATAGATCTGATATCATACAATCCAGGATATCATAATCCATTATTGGATAAATCTCCACTTTCAATTGGAGATCTTGTTAACATTAATTCTGGAGTAACTACTTATATTGAAGGTAATCCCATAACAATTGCAGAAATTCCCATTAATTATAATTCGTCAAAACTTTTAGTTCAAATAAAAGACGAAAATAATAAGGTTGAGTTGAATGAATTATCAGTTCTTCATGATGATTCTGATGTTTATATTTCAGAATATGGAAGATTATCTAATAATAATTCTCAAGTCGGACTTGGGCAGTATAATGCGGAGATTTTGGATTCAAATGTAATTATTACATTTACTCCATATTTCCAAAATACTGGAACAATTAATACTGTTAATATATCGATTGCAAATACTTCAGCATCAGGAATTGCTACTTATAAATTCGATAACTCTATCTTTAATTCATATTCAGTTGGACTTGCCGCTACTGGAGTTTCTGTTGCAAGCACGGTTGCAAAATATGATCATTTAAATGTTGGAGAAAATTATGGTGGATCTTATTGTATAGTTTCAGTAGCAGATACTACTGGTAGACATCAATTATCAGAAATTGTTATAATAGATGATGAAGATAAATCATATTCAATAGAATATGGAAGTGTGAATAATGTTAATAATAACATCGGTTTGGGAACATTTGGAGTAGCAATAATTGATTCACAAACACATTTACATTTTACTCCATTTGATTTAAACGTTGATACTCAAGTATCAGTGTTCCAACAATCAATTGGATCAAAAAATGGTATCAATACAATCTCGGAAATAAACATTACTGAAGGTTCTATATTAACAAAATCATCAACATATTATGGAACAGAATATGATGGAGTAGGATTTAATCTCAATTATAAAGGATTACCTATTTTTGAAAGAGAATTTAATCCAAGTGATCCGTCAGTACTATCGATTTCAAATGATACTTTTTACATTAGCAACCACTTCTTTACTAATGGAGAAGAAATTTCTTATAGTATCGAAGATGTTTCTGTAGAGTATCCAATTGGAATTGCAACAACAACAATATCTGGTATTGGAACTACATCAATTCTTCCATCTACAGTTTATGTTATCAAATCTGGAGAAGGATCCTTTAAACTTGCAGCAACAGCACAAAAAGCTTTAGCAGAAGTTCCACAAAATTTAAATATAACAAATTGTGGTCTTGGTAGAAGACATAAATTTACTTCAAAAGATCAAACAAGTAAAGCATTAATTGCAATTGATAATGCAATACAATCACCAATGTATGAAACTGTTATTAAAACTTCATTAAGCACATCTATTGCTTTGAGTGGAGATGTAATACAGATTGCTGGAATTAGCAGCATTTCTTCAGGAGATTTACTCAAAATTAATAATGAAATTGTAAAAGTTGATAGAATTGGTGCCGCAAATACGGTAACTATTTTAAGAGGTAGAATGGGGACTTCCTTGGAGGCACATTCTATTGGAAGTACAGTTACAAAAATGAACGGACAATATACAATTATCGATAATAGAATATCTTTTGTATCTGCTCCATATGGAAGTTATCCAGTAGAGACATCTAATCAGAATGAAAGAGACTATGTTGGAATTGCAACACATTCTTCTTTCTCAGGAAGAGTATTTACTAGATCCGGAGTTCCAAATTCAACATTAAAAGCATATTCCGATAATTACATTTACGATGATATTTCACACCAATTTAATGGAATATCAACATCATTTACATTAAAGTCTAAAGGTTTAAATCCAACTGGTATTCAAACATATAGTCCGATTGTATTGGTAAGAGGAATATTTCAAAATATTCAAAGATCTGAAGGACCAGTATTTGTTGAGGGAAGTTACGATATTTCAGAAAATTCAGGAATATCTACAATTAATTTCTTAAAGTATGTTGGAATTCAAACTTCTGATGTTAACGTATCAAATATTCCCAATGGTGGAATTATAGTTTCTGTTGGATCCAGTCAGGGATTTGGATATCAACCATTAGTTTCCGCAGGAGCTACTATAACCGTTTCCGCAGCAGGAACAATAACAAATATTAGTATTGGAAATAGTGGATCTGGATATAGATCTGGATATCAACCAACGGTTAATGTTTTTGTTAGAAATTCTCAAAGATCAGCACAGTTGCAAACTGTTGGTTATGCCTCCATTTCAAATGGATATATTACAAGTATTACACTATCAAATCCTGGAGTTGGTCTTACAAATTATATTAACTCAAGTCAAACTTACGTATCATTCCCAGTCGGATCGGGATCTAGCATAATTTTTGTAAAAGATGTTACTTCAATTTCATCGGGAGATTATATTAGTGTCGGTGCTGCATTAACGAATGTTAAAATCGTTGGTGTTGGATCTACTGCTATTACAATTGGTACTGCAAATACTATTTCATCTTCAATTTCAATTGGATCTATAGTATCATATAAAAAATTCAGTCCACCAAAGGTTATTATTGATTCGCCATTAAATTATAATAATTTACCTTTAAAATACAGCAAATCTTCATCTGGACCAGGATTAGGAACTGGAGCTACAGTAGATATTATTGTTGGACAAGGATCTAGTATTATTGATTTTAATATAAAAAATTATGGATTTGGATATAAAGAGGGAGAAATTTTAACTGTTGATATTGGAGGATCTGTTGGAGTTCCTACAGCAGGAATTTCCACTCAATTTAAAGAATTCCAAATCTTTGTTAATGGTACTTATAATACAGAATTTAGTGCATGGTCTGTTGGAGAATTGCAACTATTGGACAATATTTCCAATAATTTTAATGGGCGTAGAAGAGTATTTACATTAAAACTTGAAGGAAAAACTATTTCAATTAACACTAAAAAAGGATCTAATATTGATTTGCAGCAAGCACTTATTATTTTCATTAATGATGTTCTTCAAATACCTGGACAATCCTATACTTTTAAAGGAGGAAGTACAATCCAGTTTTTATCTCCTCCAAGAGGATCTGATGAAAATTATGGAGGTGATGTCTGTAAAATTCTATTCTATAGAGGTACTAGAGATGTTGATGTGATTGATATTGATATTTTAGAAACAGTTAAAGCAGGAGATACCGTTGATTTGACCAGTGAGGAAATTCAATATCAAGAATTAGAAAGAGTTGCTAAAGATATTGAATCTACGGATACGGTCATAACAAATCCATATTCTGGTATTGGAGTAGTAAATGATCCAAAATTCAAAAAATCACTAACTTGGTGTAAGCAAACAGAAGATAGAATTATAGATGGACAACCTATTGGAAAAGATAGGATTTTATATGAACCACTAATAAATCCAATTGCATATGCAATTAGAAATATTGGAATAAATACTACTCAAATATTTGTGGATAGTATTAATCCATTTTTCAATTCCAAAAAAGAGAACATTGGAGATAAACTAGGATCACAAATTCAAATTTATAATCCAAATCTATCTTTAGTTTCTGCAGCAGCTACTGCAATTGTATCCGCCGCAGGAACTGTCCAATCAATTGCAATTAATAATGGTGGTTCTGGATATTCAAGAACTCCACTGATTACTATTTCAAACCCATATGAAACAGGATCTTCTTATGGAGCTTCAGCAACCGCATCTATAACTTCTGGAGTAGTCACTTCAATTGTGGTAAATAATCCAGGAATTGGATATACTTTGGGTAGCGCCCAAAATGTAAGTATAAGTTCGACATTCTTTGGTGCAGGATTCCCATTATCTAATGGAACATTTAATAACGTTAGAGCGACTACCGAAACTGGAGTTGGTAGAGACATAACTCTTGATTTAAAAGTTGTTAATGATAGATTAGTAGAATCTACCATAACAAATGGTGGATTTGGATACTCTCTAAATGATAAACTAATCGTTTCTTCTATTGATTATGCTCCAAAAAATATATCAACTAAATTAAAAGAAGTCATTGAACTTACAGTAACCTCTATCACAGAACCAAAAGTTTTTATTGAACCTCCGACAACAAAAGTAATTGATAATATTAAAAATGTTACTTATGTTGGAGATAGTGGAATTATTAGTGGTATAAAAACCACTACAATTGGAGGTAATCCTGGATTAATTTTAGATTTCCTAATCCCTAATGATTCTTGGATAAGAAATATTGGAGTTTCTGTTGGATTTGGAACTACTGGAATTAGTGGAATTCAAACTGGATATTTCTTCGTAGTGAAAAATTCTTCAGTTGGAAATGGAGTAACTTCCTATGACTTAAATGGTAATATGGTTGGTATTGGTACTACCTGTCTGGATAACGTATATCAAGCAATTGCTGTTTCTCTGGGAAGTACAAGTGCATTAGGAATTGGAGTTACAAATTTAGCTCAAGTTACTGTAAGAACTTCAAATAATAATATAAGTGGTTTGGGTTATAGTGGATTTTACGGCGAATTTACTTGGGGTAAAATTTCAACTCCAGGAACAAATACATTATCTTTTGATGTTAACTTGACTAATGGAATTTCTGGATTAGCAACTGCTCCAGTTGTTAGAAGAAAATATCCCTTAAAATACGATACATACACTCTATAAATAGATAAAAAAGCTAAAAAATGTCTGCAATTATAACTGACCAACTTAGAATATTAAATGCAAAGAATTTTATTGCTGATATAGAATCTGCAAATAATTCTTTCTATGCATTTATTGGACTACCAAATGCAACAGAAATTTCATCTTATTGGGATATATCGCCACCTTCACCAAAAGATAATTTTGATGAAGAAAATAACTATTGGGATACTATTATTGCATTGAAAAAAATTGTTCCCGATAACGTTAGACAAGTTATCAGAAAAATAAATTGGACTTCTGGTTCAATTTATGATATGTATAGACATGATATAAGTAGAAATAAGTTATCAAAACCTTCTGGAGCAACTTCATTATACTCTTCAAATTTTTATGTAGTAAACAGTGATTACAGAGTTTATATTTGTCTTCATAATGGAACTGATCCAGAAAATCCTACAGGTAGACCTTCTCTTGATGAACCAACATTTACTGATTTAGAACCAAAACCAGCAGGTGCTAGTGGTGATGGTTACATTTGGAAATATCTTTACACTATTAAACCAGGAGATTTGATTAAATTCGATTCTACGAATTTTATGCCTGTCCCTAAAAATTGGGGATCAACAACGGAAGATTCTATTGTAAAAATTAATTCACAATCTAGTGGTCAACTGAAGATTGCAACTATTACAAATAGAGGATCCGGGGTAGGTCCAGCAAATACTGTATATACAAAAGTACCTATTAAAGGAGATGGAGTTGGAGCAGAGGCAACAATTGTAATTAATAATGACTCTAAAGTAGAATCTATTACAATTTCTAAAGGGGGTTCTGGATATACATATGGTACTGTAGACCTAAGTGCTGGTAATGTTCCTTCAGGAACTATCACACCATCTTTTAATGTTATTATTCCACCCAAAGGCGGACATGGATATGATATTTACAGAGAACTTGGAGCATATAATGTTCTAATTTATGCTAGAATAGAAAATGATAATCAAAATCCAGATTTTATTACTGGAAATAAAATTGCTAGGGTTGGTATAGTTAAAAATCCAGAATTTTATGGTTCATCTTCAGTTTTAACTTATGATAAAGCAAGTGTTGTTGGTGCTTTAAAATTAACTGGAATTGATAATGTTAGTGATTATCAAAAAGCATCTTTTAATTATAACAGTTATGTTAAACAAACAATAGGTACGGGAACTACAGTAACTGCTAGAGTGGTTTCTTATGACCAAAATACTGGTGTTTTAAAATACTGGCAAGATAGAACTGTTGTTGGATTTAATACTGATGGATCAATTAACCCATCTCCAACTTATGGATCCGAATTTAATTTAAATAGTTTTACAAAAAATATTAAAACTGGCGGATCTTTCCAAATTGTAGGTGAAAATTCTATTTTAGGAATAGATACTGTATTTTCTGGTGTCTCAACGACTATAAATAATACAAAATATTATCTTGGACAAAATTTTGACTATGGAATTTCAAATCCAGAAGTCAAAAAGTATTCAGGTGACGTTGTTTATGTTGATAATAGACCATCAATTACAAGGTCATTAAATCAAAAAGAAGATATTAAAGTTATTTTGCAATTCTAAAGAATTATGCCACAAGAAACTAATTTAAACGTTACTCCTTATTTTGACGACTTTTTATCTAATGGTGGCGCAAAAGATAATAACTATTATAAAGTTCTCTTTAAGCCAGGATATCCCGTTCAAGCTAGAGAGTTAACAACTTTACAGTCAATACTTCAAAATCAAATTGAGCAATTTGGAAACCACACCTTTAAAGAAGGTAGTGTTGTAATTCCAGGAAATGTTCATTATATCTCGGATTTTCCGGAGGTTGAGGTAGAATCTGAATTTTTAGGAATTCCAATTTCTTTCTATGGTGAAGAATTAATTGGAAAAATTATTACAGGAGAAGATTCTAAAGTAAAAGCCAAAGTAGTAACTGTTAGAGATGTAAATAATTCTCCAAGAAAATATTTTACTTTATATTTACAATACATTGATGCTGGTGCAAATAACGGCACTAAGTTTGCAAATGGTGAAAATTTACTTTTAGTGGATGGATTAGTTAAGGGATCTTTGGTCATTCAACCAAATCAACCTTTTGCAATCACTGCATCCAAAAATGCTGCAGGAAAAGGATCTGCAGTTTCCGTTGCTGAGGGTGTGTATTATGCTAGAGGTACTTTTGTAAGTGTAGATGAGCAGTTAATAATTCTGGAACCTTATTCAAACAAACCAAACTATAAGGTTGGATTTGATGTTATTGAAGAAATAATTACTGTTGATGAAGATTCAAATCTTGCCGATAATGCAAAAGGATTTAACAATTATGCTGCTCCTGGAGCAGATAGATTTAAAATTTCTCTTATTCTTTCTAAAAAAAGTTTAGAAGAAGATAAGCATGAGAATTTTATTCAGTTATTAGAAATTAGAAATGGATTAGTTTTTGGTACTCCAGCTAATTTCAATAGATCAATGTATAATATTCTAGCAGATGATCTTGCTAGAAGAACATACGACGAATCTGGACACTATTATATAAAACCATTTGCATTAACTGTAAAAAATTCTTTAAATGACTTGAATGGAAATAATGGAATTTATAGAGAAGGAAATCTAACATCTCAAAATAATAAAGCATCTGATAATCTTGGAGTTTATCAATTATCTCCAGGTAAAGCTTATGTAAGAGGGTATGAAGCAGAAACTATTTCAAATTCTCTTATAGATTTTAAAAAACCAAGAACTACTAAAACAATACCTAATCAAAGTATTAATTATCTTACAGGACCAACTCTTAGGGTTAATAATTCAAGTGGTGCTCCTCAAGTAGGATTAGCAACGTCTTATATTGTTTCTTTAAGAAATTCTAGAGTAAATTCCGATCCATTCTATGCTGCAGGAAAAGAAATTGGATTAGCAAGAGTTTATGATTACACATTAAAATCTGGAGGATACGATAATACATATCCAGATTCAAATCAATGGGATATCTCTCTGTACGATATTCAACCTTATACTGAACTATTTTTAAATCAAAATACTACTTTAACTGTTCCAACTCATATTAGAGGTGCTGCTAGTGGTGCTGAAGGGTTTTTAAGATTTGCAATATCAAATTCTGGTATTGTTACTGCATATTCAACGAAAGGAACTTTTATCCCTGGTGAGCAACTTTATATAAATGGTCTTGAGACTTCTGGAATAACAACATCGGTTAACATTTATTCTTTAACTGATGTTAAATCTTTATATGGAAACTCCGGAACAGGAATTTCTTCTTATAGTGCAGATGTTGTTCAAGTTAAAAAAGTAGATTTTGGACAAGTATCAATTACTTCTTCAACAGGTTCTGGTGGAGTATGTACAGTAACTTCTGCTAGTTTCACATTCCCCAATGTAGTTTCGGTAAATGATGTTGTTTCATTCTCCATTCCTGGGAATACTGTACCAACTTATGCTAAAGTATCTGCAGTATATAGAAACGATTTAGTTATCACCCCAACAACTTCAGTTGCAGGAGTTTGTAATGGAAGTTTACCAACAAGTGCGGTAACTCCTTCAGATTTTGCATTAGTAACTGCAAAATTATCTGGATCTACTGATAATACCTTATTCACACCTTTACCAAAACAATATATTTCTTCAGTTAATTTAGAAGATTCAAATCTAACTATTAGAAAACAATTTGACGTAAGTATTACTAATGGTTCTACTAATGTAATTACTGCAGGTCCAAATGAAACATTTTTATCTTTTGATCAAGAAAGATATATTCTAACAAGATCAAATGGAACTATTGAAGCATTAAGTGATGATAGAATTGAAAATAGTGTTTTTGTAACAAGTGGAGGAAATCAATTACAGATTACTGGTTTAAGTACTACTGCTTCAGATGCAAATGCAAAATTAATTGCAACACTTAGAAAGATTAATGTTAAGTCAAAAAATAAATTAAAAAAGAAAGTCAATTCTATTATTATAGACAAATCATCTCTTCCACATTCTGGAATAGGACAATCCACTTTAAATGATGGATTGACTTATGGAAATTATCCATATGGAACAAGAGTTCAAGATGATGAGATTTGTTTGTTATATCCAGATGTAACTAGATTATATGGAGTATTTGAATCTAGTGCAACAGATAATCCTTCAGATTCTCCTGTTATAACAAGAATTAGACTTTCAAAATTAAATGGACCAACAAATCAAACAGGAGATTTAATTACAGGAGAAAGATTTGTCGGTAAAAAAAGTGAATGTATTGGATTAAATGTCGGAAGATATGATGATGAAAGTATAGAATATTTAAGTATTAATAAAAAATCTCCAAGCGTTGGAGAAACTGTAAAGTTTTCAGATTCGGGAATTACAGGAGTTATTGAAGAAATAATCGTTGGAGATCCTGATATAACTTCACATTTCATCTTTGATTCCGGACAATCTGCAACAATATATGATTATGCAAAAATAAGTAGAACTTCTTCAGCATCGCAACCAACAAGAAAAATTAGAATAATTTTTGAAAATGCATATTATGATAGTACTGATGATGGAGATATAACTACAGTATCTTCATATCAACAATATAGTTATCCAGAAATTCCTTTTATCAATACTAACTTAAAATCATCGGATGTTATTGATATTAGACCAAGAGTTTCTGATGCTGCAGTATCCGCAGGATCAAGATCACCATTTGAATTTTTAGGAAGAACATTTAATTCTTCTTCAAATTCTGCAAAAAATATTCTTGCATCTAATGAATCATTTTTACTATCTTATTCAATATATCTTGGTAGAGTAGATTCTATCTATTTTTCAAAAGAAGGTACATTTAATGTAATTCAAGGAGCACCTGCAGAAACTCCAAAACCACCAGCAGTAGTAAATGAATCATTCCAAGTTGCAACAGTAAAACTTGCTCCATATTTAATTCAACCATCAGATGCAGTAATATCTCTCATTAAGCATAAGAGATATAGAATGGAAGATATTGCTGGATTGGAAACTAGAATTTCCAATTTAGAGTATTATACAACTCTTTCATTATTAGAAACAAAAACAGAAAATACTTTTATTCCTGATTCTAAAGGATTGAATAGATTTAAATCTGGTTTCTTTGTTGATAATTTTAGTTCCTTAAATGCTCAGGCAAGAACCAGTACTCCAAAAAATAGTATAGATTCAAAAAATTCAGAGTTAAGACCTTCTCACTTTACAACACAAATTGATTTAATTTTAGGGTCAAAGTCAATTATTGGTATTGGTACTACAGTAGTAGCAAATGTAGATTCTCGATATGTTGAAGATATTATTGGTACAAATATCAAAAAAACCGATAAACTTGTAACATTAGATTATAATAATGTACTTTACTTTAAACAACCATTTGCTACTAGATCTATTAATGTAACGCCATATCTAGTAACTGACTACAATGGTAGTATTGAACTTAATCCATCCTCAGACATTTGGATTGATACGACAAGATTAGAACCACAAACAATTACAATTGATACATATACACCATTTGTTGATGAAATAAGAGCACAGGCTGGCGGATTTGATACACAAACAGGATGGGCACCAGTTCAGTGGGGATCTTGGCAAACAAATTGGCTTGGAGTTGATGTTTCTGCAGACATTAACTTATCTTCTTCATCTTCGACAAGTTGGAATGGATGGGGTTGGGGATGGCCTTGGTGGGGTTGGGGTGGAAGTACTACTACCACAACTACTACTTCAGCTTCAATATCTGTTGGTGTTGGTGTTCAAGAACAACAGAGCAGAACAGGCACTCAGATGCAAATTCTGCCAAATACTACAACAACCTCTTTAGGTGATAGAGTTGTAGATAGTTCTGTTATCACACATTTAAGATCGAGAAACATTGAATTCACTGCAAAAAAATTCAAACCATTTGCACAGGTTTATGCTTTCTTTGATGGTGTTGATATCAATAAATTTGTAATGCCTAAATTAGTTGAAATTAGGATGATTAGTGGTACTTTTACAGTTGGAGAAACTGTGGAAGGAATTGATCCAAGTGTTGTTGGTAATGCACAATCAGAAATTCCTGAAATTATTTTTAGAGTAGCAAAGAGCAATCACAAATATGGTCCTTATAATTCACCAACGGACATATTTGATTCAAATCCATATGATCCCCAAAATACAATTCCATCAAATTATACTTCAACATCAACAATAATAAATGTAGATACATATCAACTTGCATCTAGTACTACTGATATTTTTGCCGGATATGTATCTACTGGAATGAGATTGAAAGGTAGAACATCAAAGGCATTAGCTGTTGTTACAAACGTCAGATTAATAACGGATGATGTTGGAACTTTAATTGGATCTTTCTATGTTCCAAACCCAAATATTTCTACAAATCCAAGATTTTCCACTGGAAATAGAACTTTTAGATTAACAAACAGTAAAACAAATGCTACTACTGCTGGATTAGTTGAAACTAGTGGAGAAGAAACATTCTTCTCTCAAGGTACTCTCAATACTATGCAGCAGACTAATCAGTCTACAAGAAGTCCCAGATTTAATCAACAAACAACAACTCAAAATAGAGTAATTGGATCTTCTGATGTTGCTACAGATACTGCAACAACAACTACATCAGCAACAACCAGAAATGGTTGGGGTTGGGGTTGGTGGTGGGGAAGAGATCCTCTTGCACAATCTTTCTATATTGGAGAACCAACTGGAGCATTCATAACAAAAGTAGACTTATTCTTTAGAACTGTTGATCCTACAAAGAAATTACCAGTTATAGTTCAACTTCGTAGTATGGCTAATGGATATCCAACTCAAGAAGTTTATCCATTTAGTGAAGTATCAGTTGATGCAAAAAATATTAAAGTTTCTTCAGATGGTAGTGTAGCAACTACAGTTACATTCCCATCTCCAGTTTTTCTTGCTGGACAAAAAGAACATGCTCTTGTAATTCTTTCCGATTCTACAGACTATAATGTTTGGATTTGTAGAATGGGTGAAGTTGATATTACAACAGCATCTGGACCAGAATCAAGACAAGTTGTTGTAACAAAACAACCTTCAGCAGGATCACTATTCAAATCCCAAAATGGATCTACATGGGATGCAAGTCAATATGATGACTTAAAATATACAATGTATAGAGCTGATTTCAAATCATCTCAACCAGGAAATGTTAATTTCTTTAATCCAAAATTAACAAAATCAAATAAACAAATTGCAAGACTTCAAAATAATCCAATAACTTTTTATTCTAAAAAAATTAGAGTATCATTAGCATCTTCTTTAAATGATTCTGAGTTAGTACTTGGAAACACAGTTCTTCAATCTGGTTCAAATGCTACTGGAAATCTAGTAGGTTTTGCCGGATCTGCAACAGGAACCATGAGAATTACCAATCAAGGTATTGGATATTATCCAAATGATGGATCAAGTGCAACATATTCAAATGTTTCTCTTACAACTTTAAGTGGATATGGATATAATGCAACTGCAAACATTACTATTGGTAGTACAACAACTGGTGACGGTACAGTTTTAAATGGAGTTGCAATCGCTGCTACCATTGTAAACGGTGGAAATGGATATAATATTGGAGATGTTTTATCCGTATCTAGTTTGGGAGGACAATCATCTGGAAGAAATCTTAGATTTACTGTTGCCGGTATTGGAGCAACGAATGTTTTAGTTCTTGATCAAGTTCAAGGTGATTTTATTACCGGAACAGGATCTACTATTCAATATACAAATTCTTCAGGAATAACTACTAATCTTAATGCATCAACTGGAATTGCAGTAACAACTACCTCAATTCGCAGTCAAAATAAATTTGAAGAAGGACTCTATATTAAAGTAAATCATAAAAACCATGGTATGCATTCAAAAGCTAACCAAGTTCAGATTTCTGGAGTTCTTTCAAATAAAAATCCATCCAAATTAACAACAAATATTTCAGCAACAACCACTACAATTCCTCTTGATAATGCTGCAATATTTACATCTTTTGAAGGAGTAAGTGTTGGTTCTACAAACAGAGGTTATGCTCTTATCGAAAGTGAAATTATTTCTTATACTGGGGTTTCTAATAATAGTTTAACTGGTGTTACAAGATCTATCGATGGTACTGGAGCATTTGCATATGATACAAATACTTTAATTTATAAGTATGAAAATTCTGGAATTTCATTGAAGAGAATTAACAAAACTCATGTATTGGATAATGTACCAAATTGGTCATATCCAGAACCAATAGGTTTTGATCATTATTGGATTAAACTAGATATGTCTGGACAAAATATAGGTCAGACAAATCAAATTACCGAAAGAAGTACCTCATCAAGTTTTCCAAAACTTTATATTAATGAAACAAAATCTTCTGGAGGATCTAAAGTTTATGCATCTCAAAATATCCAGTATGAAATTTTACACCCAACAATTCAAACATTAAATTTTGCTTCAACAAAAATTACTGCAAAAGCAAGAACAATTTCCGGAACAAGCGTAGATAGTTCAACAGAAATCTCTTTCTTAGATAAAGGATTTGAGAATATTACTTTAAATCAAGATAATTATCTATCAGATCCTAGAATTATTTGCTCTGAAATTAATACAAATAAATTAGATAATGTTACGGGAAATAAATCTTTAGAGATTTCATTAGATCTTGAATCCTCAAATACTTTTGTTTCACCTGTTATTGATTTGGATAGAGTTGGTGCTGTCTTAATTTCAAATAGGATTAATAATGTGATTACTAATTGGGTTTCTGATAACAGAACTGGAAGTATTAATGGGGATCCAACGGCATTTATATATGCAACATCACCAATTGCTTTAGAACTTCCTGCAACATCATTGAAATTGCTACTAACAGCTTATGTTAACTCTGATGCTGAACTTAGAGCAATGTATGCTATAGGAAATAGTGAGGCAGAGGCTCAAATTTATAATCTTTTCCCTGGTTATGATAATTTAGATACCAACGGTACAATTATTAATAAAGGAAAATGTAGCGGACTTTCCAATAAAAAAGTTCAAAAATCAGTAGAATTTAATGCAGATAGTTCGAAACTTTCATTCAGAGAATATGAGTTTAGTATTGATAACCTTCCCGCATTTAAATACTATAGTATTAAACTTGCTGGAACTTCAACAAATCAAGCACATCCACCAAGAGTAAAAAATCTTAGAGTAATTGCTTTAGCATAAAATGAAACATTTAAGAGTAGATGGACACACCGATTTGGTAAGAGATCCTAATGTTGGAGCAATCTCCAACATTAATGAATCAGAATATCAAAAATACATTTTTATGAAAAATGCAAAAGAAAATGAGGAGAAAAAAATCCAAAATCTAGAGCATGATGTTGCAAATATTAAAAATGATTTGAATGAAATAAAAGATTTATTAAGGAGTTTAATCAAATGAATCCTCAAAAAATTACTTTAGATAACATGAATAAAATGTTTGAATATGAAAAAATTTCTAGAGATATAGATAGTATAGATGATATTTCTGAATTGAAAAATATTGCAAAATCTTACATTAAATTATATTTAAAACAACAAGAAGTAATTGCTAGTTTACCATAATGGCGCAACCATCTAGTAGGCAAGAATTAGTTGATTATTGCAAAAGAAAACTGGGAGCTCCAGTTTTAGAAATCAACGTTGCCGATGAGCAGATCGATGATTTAGTAGATGATGCAATTCAATTATTTCAAGAGAGGCATTTTGATGGAGTAACTCAGGCATATTTAAAATATCAAATCACTCAAGATGATATTGATAGAGGCAGGGCTCCTAGGACTGGACATAATGTAGGGTTAACAACAACGACTACTACGGCAAATATTGCTGGATCAACAACTAGTTTTACATTTATAGAAAATAGTAACTTTTTACAAATACCACCATCAGTAATTGGTATTAATAAGGTTATGCAATTTGATGGAACAAACAGAGTTTCTTCTGGAATGTTTAGTATTAAATATCAATTATTCTTAAATGATATTTACTATTGGGGATCTACGGAAATTTTAACCTATTCAATGGTAAAAAGATATCTGGAAGATATTGATTGGCTTTTAACAAACCAAAAACAAATCAGATTCAATAAGAGGCAAGATAGACTATACATTGATATTGACTGGTCTGCAGTTAATGTTGGGGATTTTATGATTATTGATTGTTATAGAGTTTTGGATCCAAATGATAATACTAGAGTCTGGAATGATTCGTTTTTAAAACCATATTTAACTTCATTGATTAAACGACAATGGGGACAAAATTTAATTAAATATCAGGGAGTTAAACTTCCCGGTGGAGTTGAACTAAATGGGAGACAATTGTATGACGATGCACAGAGAGAAATTGATACCTTTATTGAAAAAATGTCTAATACATATGAATTACCTCCATTCGATATGATAGGTTAAAATCATGCTTAACCCATTTTTTCTTCAAGGTTCTAAAGGGGAACAAAATTTAATTCAAGACCTTATTAATGAGCAATTGAAGATCTATGGTGTTGAAGTTCATTATATGCCTAGAAGATTCCTTACTACAAAGACAGTAATAAGAGAAGTAATAGAATCTTCCTTTAGAGATGCATATCCAATAGAAGCTTATATTGAAAATTATAATGGATATGAAGGACCAGGAACAATACTTTCAAAATTTGGAATTCAAGATATCGATACTCTAACCTTGGTAATATCTAGGGATAGATATGAAACTTATATGGCTCCATTAATGAGATATCAGAATATTCCAAATTTGGAATTAATTGATAGACCAAAAGAAGGAGATTTAATTTATTTTCCATTAGGAGATAGATTATTTGAAATTAAATATGTTGAACATGAGCAACCATTCTATCAATTAAATAAAAATTACGTTTACGTTCTAACTTGCGAACTCTTTAGATACTCCAATGAGGATGTGGACACTACAGTCGATTACATCGACGATAATGTAAAAGACCAGGGTTATATCGAAACTCTACATCTAGTGGGTTCCGGGTCCACTGCCCATGCTTATACGGGGTTGGTAGATGGAGCAGTGTATAGGATTAATATTACAAATAGAGGTAGTGACTATACAGAAATTCCAAAAATTGTATTTGAAAAATCTCCTTTAGATGGAGGAACTGCTGAAGGAGAAGCAGTAATGATTGATGGTTTGGTTTCTTGTAATGGAGTGGTTTCATTAAAAGTTCAATCAGTTGTAATCACAAATCCGGGATATGGATATACTGTTGCTCCAAAAGTAATTTCTATTGGTGGAGGAAATGATTCCAAAGGATTTTCTGCCGAAGCTTTAATCGGAAATGGTGTGGTTGGAGTAGTTACTATATCTGATGGCGGATCAGGATATATTAAGAATAGTCCACCTTCAGTTTCATTTACTAATGAAACTTTTGGTGATGGTGGATTAAATGCTTCTGGAATTTCTTCAGTAAGTGTTGCATCTACAGTATATGCAATTAACATGACCAATAGAGGAAAAGAATACCTTGCACCACCAACAATTGTTATTGGAAATCCAGTTCTTGTTGGTTCAGGAAATTATGAAAATAATGAATATATTATTGGATCTACAAGTGGAGCATCTGCTAAAGTAAATAGTTGGAATAAGGTAACTAAGATTCTTACAATTACAAAACCAAATGGAGCATTTGTTCCTGGAGAAACAATTACAGGACAAAACTCTGAAGCTTCTTATAAGTTATCTTCTACAGAAGAATTTGATAAAACCGATACTTATTCTGAAAATGAAGAAATTCAGATTGAATCAAATAAAATTATGGATTTTTCAGAAAAAAATCCATTTGGAAATCCATAAACTTGTTAAATAGTAAATAACAGAATTTTAAAAAATGTTTGAGTATTTTTATAACGAAATTTTTAGAAGAACCATCATTGGATTTGGTAATCTTTTCAATGGTATTGTAATTAAGAAATTTGATGATTCTGGAAATGTAGTTTCCGAATCTAAAGTACCAATTGCTTATGGTCCTATTCAGAAATTTCTTGCAAGATTGGAGCAATCTCCAGATCTTAATAAACCAATTCAAATATCTTTACCAAGAATTTCATTTGAATTTGTTGGTCTAAATTATGATGTTACAAGAAAATTAACTCAAACTCAAACATTTTTAACATCTTCATCTACAGATAAAACTCAACCCAAAAAAGCATATCTTCCAGTTCCATATAATATGGATTTTGAATTAAATGTAATGACTGTTTATAATGATGATATGCTTCAAATTATTGAACAAATTTTACCATACTTCCAACCAGCATACACATTAACAGTTAATTTAGTTGAACAAATTGGAGAAAAAAGAGATATTCCTATTACATTAAACTCAATTAGTATGGAAGATACTTATGAAGGAAATTTTGATACTAGGAGGGCATTAATTTATACTTTAAGATTTACTGCTAAAACATATCTTTTTGGACCTATTGCATCTTCTGGTGTTGCAAACGATATCATCAAAAAAGTTTCTATTGGTCTTGTCGAAGGGGGAGTTTCAACTTCACCAAAAAGAGATCTTGTTTATACAACAGAACCAACAGCAACAAAAAATTATACTGGTACGGTTACAACTTCCATCGCAGAAAATATTGAGTTAAATACGACAAAATTTGCTGTTGCAAATGCTACAACAATTCCTATCAAGTCATATATTACTATTGATGATGAGACTATGAGGGTTGTTTCAAAAGATGGAAATTCTATTTCAGTGGAAAGAGGTTCTTATGGAACAAAAATAACTGAACATGTTAGTGGAACAGATTTGTATAAAGTTACCGAAGAAGATAATAGTCTAATTCAATTTGGAGATGATTTTGGATTTAATGGTAGTACAGTGTAAATATTATGGACAAAAACTTTAGTGAATTGAATAATGCGTTTAGCGTAGAAGCAGATATTGTTCCAATATCAAAAGATTCTGAAATTGCTAATAATAAAATTGAAGAACTAAAAAGTGCTTCAAATGAAATTAAAAAAGATTATGAATATACAAGAGGAAATTTATATTCTTTAATTGAAAAAGGTCAAGAAGCTGTAAATGGAATTTTAGAACTTGCTCAAGATGATGGACAACCAAGAGCTTATGAAGTTGCTGGTCAATTAATAAAAAATGTTGCCGATGTAACTGATAAATTGATTGATCTCCAAAAGAAATTAAAGGATATGGATGAGTCTTCATCTTTTAAAGGTCCAACTACTGTTAATAATGCATTGTTTGTGGGGTCAACTGCAGAATTAGCAAAATTTTTAAAAAGCCAAGGAAATAAAGACTAATTATTCTAAATAATACAGAATAATAAAATATTTTCGTGCATAAGATAAAATCCCACAAATCAGTTGAACAAATTGCAAAGAAGCATCGCTTAGATGTTTCTTTCATAAAAACTCAACTTAAAATGGGAGTACCTATTGAGCATGAGCATACTGGAGATAAAGATCTTGCAACAGATATTGCTCTTCAGCATTTGGACGAAATTCCAGATTATTATACTCGTTTAAAAAAAATGGAAACATCCGCAAAAAAAGAACATAAAAAGTTCAAGGATGTAAAAGAATATGCTGAAGCCGAAAGTAATTTGGTTGATGATATGGATTCGTCAATGATGAAACATGCTGTGCATTCTATTCATGTTGAACATGATAAAAGATATTGTCCAAAATGCAAAGAAGTTCAGTTGAGAAGTGAATGTAAATATGGTCAAAGATATTGGGATATGTTTTCTTTACCAGGCAAATTAAAAGAAGAAACTAAATCTGGTGATGAGGGTTTACATGATTGGTTTAATAAGTCAAAATCATCTGATGGAAAAAGTGGTTGGGTTCAACTAGGCGGAAAATGGGCAGGTAAACCTTGTGCTAGGCAGCCGAACCAAACTTCCACACCAAAATGCGGAAGTTCCAAGATAGCAGCAAACCTTTCTCCAGAAGAGGAAGAAAGGGCAAGAAAAAGAAAGAATCGCTTAGATCCAAACCAAACACAAAAAACTGGTGCAGCAAAACCAACTAACGTAAGAACTGAAGAAATGGATTTACAAGAAGTCAAAGACAATCCAAGTAAAGGAAGCGGTAAAAAAGACGCTTGTTATAATAAGGTAAAGTCAAGATATGATGTATGGCCAAGTGCATATGCTTCTGGAGCACTGGTTAAGTGTCGCAAAGTTGGTGCTGCAAACTGGGGAACTAAATCGGAGGAAACTATGCACGAAGAAGAAAGATATTGTCCTCTTTGCGATAAAAGAGAAACTCGTTCAGAATGTTCTTATGGTGGTAAAACATGGGATAAAGTCTCAGTAAAGGATCATGAGTATTCAATGGCTCGTTCTGAACTTGATACTTTGATAAAAGCAGCAGAAAGAATTAAATCTAAAGTTGGTAAAGGTGAAGGTAGCTTAGAAGCATGGGTTCAATCAAAAATTACTAAAGCAGCAGATTATATTGATACTGCAGCAGATTATATCAATAGTGGAGAAATGGAAGAGGCAACAAGTCCATCCCAGCAGGCAGCAATTGCAATCAATATGAAAAAAAGAGGTGTAAAACCAAAAAATGAAGAAAAACTTGTAGATAAAATTTTAGGAGAACTGCAAGAAGAAGATCCTTGCTGGAAAGGATATACCCAAGTTGGAATGAAAAAGAAAGGTGGTAAAGAAGTTCCTAATTGCGTTTCCTCAAATGGAGCAAAAGGATATAAAAAAGAAGATGTAACAATTGAAGACGCTAACGGAAATATATTTGCGGAAGTAGTTGATATTATCAAACCAGAACCAATTAAGGGATTTAAATCTCAAGTAGAAGAAGCAACTCGTCTTCAGGCAGAAACTGGTAATATTATCTCAGTTATTTTGAGTTGGAGAGGAAAAACTTATTGCGTGAAGATGTTCTTCCCTCAAGTCAATACTCCATCTAAAAAAGATGTAAGTGATGAGATTAATAAAATTTATCCCAATGCAAGAGTTCTTCAATATGAGATCTCAAATATTTGCCCTGGACAACCATTGATTCAAGTTTTAAATAGTAGATCAAAAAATTATCTTATTACTAATAAAACAATTGGCGAAGAAACTGCTGTTGAAGACAAACCAGTTACAAAAGAAGAAAAAAGAAAAGTTAAATTGATGCAAAAACTTGCAAGATTGAAAGCAGCGGCAAAAGCACCTGCAATAGTTTCTGATATTGCAACAAAAGAAGAAGTAGAAATTAAAGAGACTGCAGCATGGCAGAGAAAAGAGGGAAAGAATCCTGAGGGTGGACTAAACAAAAAAGGAATTGCTTCTTACCGCAGAGAACATCCTGGATCACACCTTTCACTTGCGGTTACAACAAAACCATCAAAATTAAAACCAGGATCAAAAGCAGCAAATAGAAGAAAATCTTTCTGTGCTCGTATGGGCGGAATGCCTGGTCCAATGAAAGATGAAAAAGGTCGTCCAACAAGAAAAGCACTTTCATTGAGAAAGTGGAATTGCTAATATAAGGAGTTATTATAATGTCTGATGATGTATATCTTGGTAATCCTAATTTAAAAAAAGCTAATACTCAGATTGAATTTACTGAGGATCAAATTGTAGAATTTTTAAAGTGCAAGGATGATCCCGTTTATTTTGCAAAAAATTATATTAAAATTGTTACTCTTGATCATGGATTACAACCTTTTAAGATGTATCCATTTCAAGAGAAATTAATTAATAATTTTCATAATAATAGATTTAATATATGCAAAATGCCTCGTCAAACAGGTAAATCTACAACTTGCATATCTTATCTTCTACATTATGCAGTTTTTAATGATAACGTAAATATTGCAGTTCTTGCAAACAAAGCATCAACTGCTAGGGATTTACTTGGAAGATTACAACTTGCTTACGAAAACTTGCCTAAGTGGATGCAGCAAGGTATCCTATCTTGGAATAAGGGATCTTTAGAATTAGAAAATGGATCAAAAATTTCAGCGAATTCTACTTCTTCATCTGCTGTCCGTGGTGGATCCTACAATATCATCTTTCTTGACGAATTCGCTTTCATCCCAAATCACATTGCTGATGACTTCTTTGCCTCTGTTTATCCTACTATATCGTCTGGGCAAAGCACTAAAGTAATTATTGTTTCAACTCCACATGGTATGAATCATTTCTACCGAATGTGGCATGATGCAGAACGCGGTAAAAATGAATATGTTCCTACTGATGTTCATTGGTCTGAAGTTCCTGGAAGAGATGAAGCGTGGAAAATACAGACAATTTCAAACACAAGTGAACAACAATTCAAAATTGAGTTTGAGTGCGAATTTCTTGGATCTGTAGATACCTTAATTGCACCTAGTAAGCTTAGATCCCTTGTATATGATCCTCCAAGAAAAACAAATGCGGGATTAGATATATTTTTAGAACCAAGGGAAGATCATGATTATATAATCACAGTTGATGTTGCGCGTGGAGTGGGGATTGACTACTCTGCATTTGTTGTGATTGATATTACTCAATTTCCCCATTTAGTGTGTGCAAAATATAGGAATAATGAAATTAAACCGATGCTATTTCCAAGCATAATTGTTGATGTAGCAAAAAATTATAATAATGCATTTGTATTGTGTGAGGTAAATGATGTTGGAGATCAAGTAGCATCAATAATTCATTATGATCTAGAATATAATAATCTTCTAATGTGTTCAATGAGAGGACGTGCTGGACAGATTGTCGGGCAAGGATTTTCTGGTAAAAAGACTCAATTGGGAGTAAAGATGTCCAAGACTGTAAAAAAAGTTGGATGTCTTAATTTAAAGACTATGATTGAAGAGAGTAAACTTCTTTTCAATGACTACGATATTATTAGTGAGTTAACCACCTTTATTCAAAAACACAATTCTTTTGAGGCAGAAGAGGGTTGTAATGATGATTTGGCGATGTGCTTAGTCATATATGCTTGGTTAGTAGCTCAAGAGTATTTTAAAGAACTTACGGATCAAGATGTTAGAAAAAGATTGTATGAAGAACAAAAAAATCAAATAGAACAAGATATGGCTCCTTTTGGATTTATATCTGATGGGTTAGATTCTGAAAGTTTTGTTGATCAAGAAGGAGATAGGTGGTTTTCTGATGAATATGGTGATCGTTCTTACATGTGGGACTATATGTAAATTAAGATTTTAATAAATATCTTTAGAGAAACTGAGAACTTCAAGGAGAAAAAAGCATGGCGACTCCTCAATTATCTCCCGGCGTACTTGTTAGGGAAGTTGACTTAACAGTAGGAAGGGCTGATAACGTATTCGCAAATACAGGTGGAATTTGTGCTCCATTTGTAAAAGGACCTGTTAATCAAGTCGTTGATGTAACTAGCGAGCAAGATTTACTTAATGTATTTGGAAAACCAATTTCTAGCGACAGACAATATGAGTGGTGGTTGACTGCATCAGCATTCCTCTCATATGGTGGAAGACTAAAGGTCGTAAGAATTGATGGCGACTATTTAAAGAACTCAATTGTAGGAACCTACAGCACAGCAGTATCTGTTAAAATTACAAATTATGATGAATATAATGAAAATTATCTTGCTAATGATGAGGTAGATTTTTTATATGCATCTAAGAACCCAGGAACTTGGGCAAATGGTCTTAAAATTTGCACAATTGATAACTATGCAGATCAAAAAATTGGTCTTCAAACTTCAAATCCTAACGGATCTTGGGGTTTAAGAGTTGGGGATGAGATTTTCAAAAATTTAACTAACGTCTCAATTGCTGGTGCTGGCGCAACCTCATCATTTACAGGAAAACTGAGGGGAATTGTCGTTGGTATCAACAGTGTAACAACTTCTGGTGCAAGTGGTGGATCTGTTGATGTAAAACTTATCTCAAGAATTTCTTCAACGGGTGTTGAGACTCCAGTTGATTATATTCAATCAAGTACATATGCATCATTCTTATTGAATGATAGTATTGGATTTGCTCATAGTACTGGAGGTGCTATTTCAGTCGGTGTTGGAACCGTTCTATCAAGTACAACAACAACACAAGAAGTATTAGATTGGTATAATACTCAAACGTTAGACTTAACGAATGATACAATCTATTGGAAAAATATTGCACCAAAACCAAAAACAACTAGTTATTGTTTAGATAGAGGTGGTAAAAATGATGAAATTCATGTGGTAGTTGTTGATGACTTGGGAACTATTACTGGAACCAAAGGATCAATCATTGAAAAATTTGTTGGATTATCAAAAGCAACTGATGCAATTTCTCAAGTAAATTCTCCTGCTAAGAATTGGTACAAAAAATATCTTGCAAATTTCTCATCATTCATTTATGCAGGAACTCCAGATGCTTCTGGGGCTGTATCTGCTAGATTTGCTGCTGCTGCTGGAATCAGCACTAGTCAAGATTCATTAGTAAATGGTGTATGGAATTCAGAAGCTCAAGGAATTAATTTTAATGTTATTGGTAACCAATCTTATTCTGTTGGAGATGCTGCAAATCCAACTTGGTCTGGTCTTGATTATGCAGAAGCTGGAGAAATTGGTCAATTTGCTGCAAGTCTCGGTGCTCTTAACACCGGATATACATTATTTGATAATGAAGATGAGCATGTTGTAGACTATCTAATTGCAGGACCAGGACCAGCAACAGAAGAAGAATGCCAATCTCATGCAATCAATCTAATAAGTCTTGCTGGACAAAGAAAAGATTGTTTAGCATGTGTATCTCCAAATAGAGCAGTTCTTTTAGGAGATGCTGGACCTTTAAATACATATACTCAAACAAATAATATTATCAAATATTATGGTGGAGTTGATATTTCTTCTTCTTATGGGGTGCTTGATAGTGGTTGGAAGTATACTTATGATAGATTTAATAATCAATTTGTATACATTCCTTGCAACGGAGACGTTGCTGGATTGATGGTTAGAACCAGCATTGAACAATATCCTTGGTATTCACCTGCTGGACAACAAAGAGGTGTTTTAAACAATGCTATCAAACTAGCATATAATCCATCAAAATCACAAAGAGATCAAATTTATCCTTTAAGAATTAACCCAATTATTTCTTCACCTGGAGTTGGAATTATTCTCTTTGGGGATAAGACTGCTCTTGGATATGCATCTGCTTTTGATAGAATTAATGTTAGAAGACTCTTTATTACTCTTAAGAGAGCTCTAACTAAAGCTGCCGAAGCACAACTGTTTGAATTTAACGATTCAATCACAAGAGCAAACTTTGTAAATATTGTTGAACCATATCTTCGTGATGTACAAGGTAAGAGAGGTGTCTATGATTTCCTCGTAGTTTGCGATGAAAGAAATAATACCCCAGATATCATTGATAACAATGAACTGAGGGCTGAGATTTATCTAAAACCAACCAAGTCAATCAACTACGTAACACTTACCTTCGTAGCAACCCGTACAGGTGTTAGCTTTGAAGAAGTCGTAGGGACTGTTTAAGTAATTACTTAAAAATTACAAAAGGAGGAATTTAAAATGGCAACCCTTAGAACTATCACAGGATTCAAAGAAAGACTCGCTGGTGGCGGCGCTCGCCCCAATCTCTTTGAAGTAAGCATTCCCGCATTCCCACAATCATTGGGAATTAATTGGGATAATGAGTCAGTTAGAACAATGAGTTTTCTTTGTAAGGCAGCAGCATTACCAGCATCAAACCTTGCTCCAATTGAAGTTCCATTCAGAGGTCGTATTTTAAAAGTTGCTGGAGACAGAACTTTTGATACATGGACGGTAACAGTTATTAACGATGAAGATTTCAAATTAAGAACTGCTTTTGAAAAGTGGGTAAATGGACTTAGTAAACTAGATAACAACACTGGCGCGACCAATCCAGCATCTTATATGGTTAACGCCGAAGTCTTCCAACTTGGAAGAGGTGCATCTGGTGGTAAATTCTCAAAAAATAATGTTACTGCAAGTGATGGCGCAAGTGTTACTCCATTAAGAACTTATAAATTCTACGATATCTTCCCAACAAATGTATCTCAAATTGAACTTTCCTACGATACTTCAGATACAATTGAAGAATTCACTGTAGAATTCCAAGTTCAATACTGGACTGCTGGAGAATCTTCAGATCAAGTAGGTGGTACAATTAAGTAATAAATAGTAGAAGTAATCAGAAGTAGTAACTTAAATTATGGCAAAACTATTTGGTTTTTCTATTGAAGACGACAGTTCTAAAAAATTACCAATAACATCTTCCCCCATTCCTCAAAATAATGAGGATGGGGTTGATCACTATTTAACTAGTGGATTTTTTGGATCTTATGTAGATATTGAGGGAGTATATAAAACCGAATTCGACCTTTTAAAAAGGTATCGAGAAATGGCTTTGCATCCTGAGGTTGATGGAGCCATTGAAGATATTGTTAATGAGGCAATTGTATCTGATACAAATGATTCTCCGGTAGAAATTGAACTATCTAATCTTAATGCAAGTGATGGTATTAAGAAAAAAATTAGAGAAGA